CCAACTACGATGGCGTCCCTGACGAGTCTGTCGCTTCCGGCGTTGGCGTATGTGGGGGGCAGTTTCACTCCCACCACAATGGCGTCATTGACCAGCCTGTCGGTTCCGTCACTGTCGTATGTGGGGGGAAGCTGCAATCCAAATACAATAGCATCCCTCACAAGTCTTTCATTCCCGGCGTTGTCATATGTCGGAGGTAATTTCAACCCTAGCACAATGGCGTTACTAGCGAGTCTGTCGCTCCCCTCGCTAGCATATACCGGGGGCAGCTTCAATCCGTCTTCAATGGCGTCCCTGACAAGCCTGTCGCTTCCAGCGTTATCTTACGTAGGTAGCACTTTTGGTCTGACCACGGTGGCGTCTTTGACGAGTCTATCGCTTCCTACGCTAGCGTATGTGGGGTTTAACTTCAGCCCGAATACGATGGCGTCTCTAACGAGTCTGTCGCTTCCCGCGTTGAAGTATGTAGTAGGCAGCTTCAACCCGAACCTAATGGCGGCGTTGGCTAGTGTGTCGGCTCCAGCTATGGTTAGCTATGGCACAGTCATTACGCTAAACAGCGGTTTGGGAAATTTGGTATCGGTCACTTTAGGAACCCCGGGGGTTCTAAAAGTTATCACGGGAGCAACCATCAACGTGTCTGGTCAGAAGCTTAACTCCGCATCGGTAAACGGAATCCTCGCGCTACTCGTTTCCCTCGACGGAACAAACGGCACAACTCTCTGGGGTGCTGGAAAAACCTTGACGATTAACGGTGGAACAAACGCGGCTCCTTCTGGTCAAGGCATTCTAAACAAAGCGACTCTCGTAGCGCGCACGGCTACGGTCACGACCAACTAGGATGCGCTTCTGGCTTTTGCTGGCGCTCAGTCTCGGCTCTGCGCCAGCGCAGCCCTTGGTGCCCTTTTTCTCGGACCCTACTTACACGAGAGACGAGCCCCTTGATCCGCCGTGGTTCGTCTCCAATAACCAGCAGCCGTCCTCGCTGTATCATAGCGGGGTTTACGTCTCTCAGGAAAGCGGAACGAATGACCTGGGGATGTATAGCGCGTGGGCGATTCAACCTCACGGTTGTAAGGTGGGCGTCGTTGACATGACTGCGCACGGAGATCGCGCAGTGGCGCTCGTCTCTACGGTGTCCCCGAACAGTGTGGTTTACCGGCACGAGTTGGTCCGACGTTATGCAGGAGATATAGCAGAGGGAATACTAGATTGCGCGGACCAGGGATGTTGGGTGATCGTGGTGACCGACGGATTTTCTACCCCAGACGACAGCCTCAGTAATGCCTGTTGCTACGCCAGCAACGCGGTGATAGTGTGCTCCGCGCCGAATCAGGACGGAGACCTGGACGGCGCGCTTGTTGACTATCCCTACAACTGGCGGCTTCCCAATGTCGTCGGGGCAACTTCTACGGACCGCAATGGGCTCCACTATTCGCCCAGTGCTACCGGGACCAACGCCATCGGCGCTCCCGGGAGAAACATAGTCGCTGCGGGAACCTTCACGAGCGGCACGAGTTGGGCGGCCCCAATCTTGGCTGGGTGCTTTGCCTTGGTGATGGAGCGCTTCCCCGACCAGACCCCCGCCGCGTATATTTCCGAGGCCCTCGCCACGGCGGCCCCTCCCGCGAGAAGGATCGACCCGACCGCGGCTCTGCTCGCGCCGCAGCCGGTGATGTCGATCACCCCGGACTCGGTGGGACTTCACGGGCTCCTGGGGTGGCAGTATTCTATTGAGTGGTGCGAGTCATTGGGGGCCGAATGGGTTCCGGTGGCCGACGTAGTTGGACCCGACGCCAACCTTCCAGCAAGCCCGGGGTTCTTCCGAGCGCGAGTGAAATAATAAACTAACGCAGGCCCGCGATAAGATTAGCAAGACTTAAATCGCATTTTGGGGCTTGCAAGTAACCCCCGCTTCTGGTAATTTCTCACCATGAAAGCGATACTTGTAGTAGTGGCCTTTGTGGTGTTTCTGTTCGCCGGACCGGCGGGGTGGCTGATGCCGCTTGCCGTGGTGTTCCTCCTTGGCTCCGACAACAAGTAACCCCATGAAAGCCATAGCCTACATCCGCGTTTCCGGCAAGGGCCAAGTCGAGGGCGACGGGCACGACCGGCAGTCGGATTCGATAAACACCTTCTGTCTCGCCCAGGGCCTCGGCGCTCCGCTCGTTTTATTTTTCGAGGCTGCCGTTTCCGGGACGGTCGACGCGATGGACCGGCCCCAGTTTGGCTTGATGATCGAGACCGTCGAGTCCCGCGCGGCGGACGGCCCCTGGTGCATCGTGGTCGAGCGTCTGGACCGGCTGGCTCGTGATCTCATGGTCTCGGAATTCCTACTGGCCGAATGCCGAAAGCGCAACATCCCGGTCTACGCGTCCGATCAGGGCAGCCTGATCGACATGGCTTCCGATGGCGTCGACCCGACCCGGGTATTGCTCCGGCAGATTTTGGGAGCCGTGGCGCAGTGGGAGAAGTCGGCCCTGGTGATGAAGCTCCGCAAGGCCCGGGACCGCAAGCGCGCGCTCACGGGGCGCTGCGAAGGGCCGGTCCCCTACGGGGCGACTCCGGAGGAGAAGAAAGTTGTGGACTATTTGGACAAGTGCCTCGCCGCTGGAATGAGTCCCAAGCAGGCATCGCGGTTTGCGAACGGGATGGGTTACAAGTCTCCGACCGGGAAACCCTGGACCCGCGGGATGGTGTATCAGCTTATGGAGCGACGGAAGGCAAATAACGCAAAAAGTGGAGGTGCTATGAAGTAATCACGCGAAAAACGACACCCAGCCTGATTTAGGCGACTATTATCAGGTGGGAACATACACTTTGTTGATTCTGGCCGCCGGGTGTTCCCTGGCGGTCATTTGTTATTTTGTCCTGAAGGGGTCCAACCGGTGAGGGTCTTCGCTCGGTTTTCTGAGGATAAGGCCGGGCTTATCCGGGTATGGCTCAAGTCATGGGAGGCTCGCGGATGGGTCCCGCAGCTAATCTCGGAGCGCGAGATACGAACGCATGAGACTTTTAGGAAGGCGGTTCGCGCGCGCGGCGGAGGTTACTTGACGGACCTTCGTATCATCAACTTTTCATGCACCCCGCGCCGCCGGACCAAGCGACGAACTGCGGTGTTCGGCAGGTCCGGCTGGGAGGCTGCCGACTTGGTTCGGTTTCCGACGGATTCGTCAGAGCAGAGCGTCCGCGATTGTGGGCGTCCGATATGAGCGCGGACCTGACGGCAACCGTCGCCGAGCTATTGCACGCGCACGAACTGCCGGAGGCGGCGCTTGCGGTAGCGGACCGCTGCGGGATAAAGCTCACGAAGAAGGACGCCGCGCGTCCGGACGGGCACCTCCCAGTGCTCCAGCATTTTCTGCACGTCCTCCTTGAGAAGGGTGACTTCATTGGGGCCTCCCAGATTCTCTGGACGTCTACCCAGTTCAACCCCAACCCCAAGAGCACTCAGGATGTCTGGAGGTTGTTTGACGAAGCCGACACGGGGCTAATCATGGGCGCGGCCAAGATGTCGAAGTCCTTCTCGATGGGCGTGCGGCTGTTTCTGGAGTGGGTCCGCGATCCAGAGTTTACCTCGATCCGGGTGCTTGGTCCTTCTGAAGACCACTTGGAGCAGAACCTTTTCTCGCACATGGTCTCGCTGCACCAGCACGCGACGCTGCCGATGCCGGGCTCCGTGGGCAATCTTTTCATCGGCCTTAACCGGCGCGATCAGCTCTCCTCGATCCGGGGCATCGTGATCCCCAAGGGCACCACGAAGAAGGCCGGGCGGCTCCAGGGTTCGCACCGGCGGCCCCGACCGGCCCCGCATCCGATATTCGGGGCGCTGTCCCGGCTGTTCATCTTCCTCGACGAAATCGAGAATATCCCGGCGGGCGTCTGGCAGGACGTCGACAACGTCCTTTCTGAAATCGAGAAGGGCGGCCAGGGGTTCAAAGTCTTCGGTGCCTACAACCCGACGAACCCAACGGACGAGGTAGGCAAGCGCGCCGAGCCGGTGTTCGGGTGGAGTGAACTTGATGAAGAAAACCATTTTCGATGGAAGTCAACCCGCGGGTGGGACGTCCTCCGGCTCGACGGAGAGCGCTGCGAGAACGTCCTCCAGGGAAAGACAATCTACCCGGGCTTGCAGACTCAGGATGGCCTGGAGCGCATCGCGCAGAACGCAGGCGGACGAAATGCCGCGGGTTACCGGACGATGGGCCGGGGGCTTTATCCCACGACGGGTCTTGACGCTACGGTAATTCCGCCGGGGATGCTCGACAAATTCCGGGGAGAATTCATCTGGTTCCAGGAGCCGCAGCCGGTGGGCGCTACTGACTTGGCGCTCGAAGGTGGTGACACGGCGGTCCACACGCTCGGGAAGTGGGGTCTCGCCAGCGGGCTAAAGAAGCCGCCCTCTATCGAATACCCCAAGGGCCAGATCATCATGTTCAAGGACCCGCGCGGGCAGATCGTTCCTCGGTGGGGGTTGCAAGCGGAGCAACAGTTCATCTTACCGAAGGGCGAGACGGTGACCATGAAGAACGCGATCATGGACCTTAACCGGAAGTCCGGGACCCGGCCTGAGTTCTACTCGTGCGACCGGACGGGGCACGGCGCGGGAGTGGCGGACCTGATCCGATACGAGTGGAGCACGGCGATCCATGACATCAACTATACCTCGGGTGCGTCAGAGTCGAAGATCATGCAGGAGGACTCGAAGACGTGCAAGGAGGAGTATGAGCGCGTTTTCACTGAGCTTTGGTTTGCGCTCCGCTACTGGGGCGAGTTTGGGGTCTTCCTGATCCATCCCTCGATGGATATGTCGAAGCTCACGCAGCAGATCACAAACCGGCGCTTTCACACGCGCGCGGGACGGAAGCAGGTCGAGTCCAAGAAGGACTACAAGTCTCGGGGCTTTGAGTCCCCCGGCGAGGCCGACTCGCTGACGCTTTTGGTTCACGCCGCCCGGAAGGGCTCTGGGGTAATCCCGTCGATGCGGGGCGGAGCCGTTGACACCCCCGTCGGGGCCGACGACGATTGGATTAGCGGAAGCTATCCCGGAGGAGTCCGCATTGACGAATCGAACCGGGCTCAGTTTCTCGATTTAGGCATGTGAAGGCGATCAACCCGAATATCTACCCGCACGGCGGGTATTGGTTCCAAGACTCGGACGGCAGCAAACACGTCGGCCAGTCGTGGGCCGGAGTAATTGCGCGGGTCAAGTATTATCGGGAGAACCAGGGACGCCCGGCGGAGACGACTGCGGACGAGGTAATCAATCAGGCGTGCTCCAGGACTCCCAACATCTGCACAGACGGCCCTCCGGCAGAGGAGCAGTATCGGCAGGTGTCTCTCAAAAGTCGGGTGCTGCTTTGGTTGACCCGGATGAAGGACTCGAAGGAGCCTAAGATTTTCGTAGATGACGGGCTTCGCGCAGCGAGAACCGACGTTTGTTTGCGGTGCTCTAAGCACACCTCCCTTCCTGGCGGTTGCGGCGCGTGCGTTGCGGCGCTGAAGTCGCTGAAGGAAGCCATAGTCGGAAGCAGGCCACATGACTCTCGGCTCCAGGCGTGCCTAGTGAGTGGTGAGTATATGCCGGTGTCGATTTGGCTGGACCAGCAGGCGGTAGTAAACGCGGAGCTTCCGGCGACGTGCTGGAGAAAGAGGACCCTATGATAAGGATGGCTTTTCGTTTCGTGTGGGCAATGTTACGTCACAAGTGGGCGCGGGTTCGCGGATACGAGGTCTTTGCGCCGACCGCAGCCCAAGCATTCCGCAATAGCAAATGTGGGGTGTGCCCGGACAACGAAGACGGACAGTGCCGCCGGTGTAAGTGCTTGATTCTGGCGAAGACCATGATGGCCCTTGAGGAGTGCCCAGTCGGGCTCTGGCACCGGGTTTGGATCAAGGTTGCGTGACGAATAGCCGGTTTTAGACGACTGTTTAATAGTGATATGGCTGAAATAACTCCGTCCCCCATAACTGGTAGCTCGGGATGGCCGCAGAACTACCTGGGGTCTGTGATACAGAGCCCGAAGATTGGCACTGACGGAAAGCCGACTCAGCGCAGTATCAAGGACGTCGGCATGGCGCGCGACGTGGTCAAGACCGTGATCATGGCGGGCCGCAACCGGTCGATTGTAAATTCGCGCATCCTCGCGAAGTATAATGCGGAGCGCCCCTACGATGCCTACAAGCTGGAAGCCGAAGGCTTGGGGTGGCGGAGTAATTTCACGACTAAGCCGCTCCCGGCGATGATCGAGAAGGTGGCCCCGCGGTTTGTCTCTGTGATCGACGGGCTAAAGTATTTCACGAATGCCTCGCTTAGCAACAAGTGGCAGGCCAGCCAGGAGAAGACGGAGAAATTTCGGTCGGGGATTACCAAACTAATCCGCTCGCGCAAGGGATGGAGAACCTTGATCGAGGACATCGCATTTGACAATGCACTGTTCGGCCACACGATTTGCGCTTGCTTGGATGAATTTTCTTGGTTCCCTAAAAACTTCAAGCAGGACGAATCTTTCGTTGCCGACGGAACGAAATCGGACACTCAGTGGGCTCAGATCGCGGTATTGAAAGAGGCGTTTCTTCCGCACGAGCTTTTCGCGCAGATCAGCCCCGACCCCGCCGCCGCCGAGGACGCTGGATGGGACTTGAATAACACTCGCGAGGCGGTCAACCGAGCTTCTCCGGTTCAGATACGCGACCGGCTCAACGTCGGTGGAACTTTAGAGACATGGTATCAGAACGCACTCCGGGAGCTGACTATCGGCGCGTCCTACATGGCGGGGAATTCAGTAGTCGTCGTTTACACACTCTTGGCCCGGGAAGTCACCGGCAAGATTTCGCATTACCGGATGGCGGGTCCGGAGATGCTGGAGATTTTTCACAGGGACGACCGATTTCCAAGCGCCGAGGACTGTCTCGCCTTCTTCAGCTTCCAGAAGGGCAACGGAACGCTCCACGGTTCCAAGGGCGTTGGCCGCGACATCTACGAGCTTGCGGGGATGATCGACCGCACGCGCAACGAGGTAGTGGACCGCTTGATCATGTCCGGCAAAACCCTGGTCCAGGGGGACATGAAGCGCATCCACACTTTCAAGATGTCGGTCGTCGGCAGCACGGTCATAGTCCCGAGCGGATGGACTTTTTTAGAGCAGAAGATAGATGGCAATGTTGACGGCTTCCTAAAGCTCGACGTCTACTTCAAGCAGATCGTCAACGAGCTTATTGGTTCTGTTTCTACTCCCCAACCGGGCACCGGCGGCGAGGACATGCGGTCTCCGGCGGCCTGGAATCTTCTCGCGTCGCGTGAGGAAGAAAATCGGGACGTTCGTATTACTCGGTTCATGGAACAGTTTACCTGCCTCGTTCAGATGATGCAGCGACGGATTTGCAATCCGGACACCACCGAGGACGATGCCAAGGCTTTTCAGAAGGAAATGAAAGCCGTGATGTCAAAGGAGGAGCTTGACGAGCTTGCCGGGCAGCCGGTCGCGGAGACTGTCCGCGACTTGACCCCGCTCCAGCGTCAGCTTATGGTCAGCATCGCGCAGGAGAAGCGCGGCAACCCGCTTTACAATCAGCGGCAGCTTGAAGTCGAAGACTTGACGGCCCGAGTGGATGCCGACTTGGCCGAGCGTCTTCTGTTGCCGGACAACGACCCGACGGAGACGGCGGAGCAGGATCGGATGCAGCAGCTTGAGTTGACTCTGCTAAGTCACGGACAGGCTGTCCCCGTGAGCCCGCGCGACAATCATCTTCTCCACTTGAGCATACTTATGCCCGCGGCGGAGCAGGTCGCCGGAGGCATGGGCCAAGGTCAGTTCGGGACCGAAATCCTGGAGACCTTCGTCTCGCACATCAACGAGCACTACACCCAGGCCCTCAAGATGGGCGTCAAGCCGGAGATGCTCAAGGACGTTGCTACTTTTTTGGCGCAGGCCGGACCCGAGATAGCCAAACTAAAACAGCTTGACCAACAGGCGCAGCAACTCGCTGCTTCCGCCGCGCCGCAAGGACAGGAAATGGCAGGCACTCCCCCACCCGGAGTCCCGCCGGTGACCCCGCTACAGCAATAGACGTTCCCCAGTATGATCCCTGACTATGGAAATTTTAGCGAACCCGAATGACTGGATTGCCAACGATGCCGAGAACCTTGCCGCCTTTCTTGAAACGGAAACGGGCAAGCGGCTAATCCCGAAACTGGTCGAGAACATTCCCGTCCTCCACGAGAAGGGCGAGACCAATTCCATCTTGATTCGCAGCGGCGAGGTCCGGGCTTGGACCCGGCTCGTCGAAACGCTTTTGTTCCTGGCGCACCCCGCGCCGCCTGCGGCTCCTCAAGTCAGCGAGTATCCCGCGCTCGAAGACGATGCCGCTTGGAAAGACGGGCAGAAAATCAACGACCCCAATCCCACACTGTAGTTTATGCC